TGCGAAAAAGCACCTCCTGCTGATGGAAGCCTCGCTGGATCAGGATCTGCAGCGCCTGAGCGATATCAAGGGTCTCGCCGGACGCCAGGCGCTCAAGCGTGAGGAGCTGCTGCCCAAGTACCAGGACTTCATTCAGCGCTACATGGACTCGGGCCTGGTGATGCCGAATCGTGTCCTGGTGCAGGTGATGGTCTGGCTGTTTGACACCGAGCAGTTCGAAGATGGCCTGGCGCTGGCTGACTTTGCGATCGGGCAGGGGCAGGAGATGCCCGAGCGGTTCAAGCGGCGCGACGTGCAGACCTTCGTTGCCGACGCGGTAATCGATTGGGCTTACGCAGAATACAACGCCCAGCGCAGCCCCGAGCCGTACCTGTCTGACCTGCTGCCGCGCGTCGATGGTGAGTGGGAGCTGACCGAGCAAATCCCGAGCAAGTACCACAAGTTGATCGGCATGCGCGCCATGGAGGCCGAGCAGTGGGAAACCGCGCTCCAGCATCTGGAGCGCTCGACCGAGCTGTACGCGAAAGCCGGCAACGAGACGCGCATTGCGAAGTGCCGCAAAGCGATCGCCAAACAAACACCCGCCGTCACCGGCGCCCAATAACCGACTACCCCCCCAGCGGGGAACTGTGGACGTGTGTCTGCCATTCATGGCCAGCCCCATGGAAAACAGTCTCCCCGCCCTATTTGAGCGGTCAGCAATGAGCTTTTCCGGTAAACCCACCACGTTTGTGGAACAGATGATCGAGAACGACGGCTTTTGGCCGGATCTGTCTGTTGCCGAATTCCAGAAAGGATACCGCCTGCCGGCGGAGTACCTGGTGGACATGCTGGCCGCTGACCTGACCATGGCAATGGTCGAGGTCAATGCCGATCTGGCAGAGCTGAAACAACGCTGGCGAGCCCTTGGCGTAAACAGTGTCGAGGTTCCCGATCCGCTCAACCTCCCGCCGAAGCAGATCAAGGAATGGCCATTCATCCAAACTGATCAGAACCTTCTGCCAGATAACGCGTTGAAGCTGAAAATCTACCGTCGAGCCGTGTACTGCCGGGCCAAGGCGAGCGCGTTACAACAGTTCGCCACGGTGACCCGCCGCGAAAGCGCAGAGAACACGGGCAAGGAAGCGCCGGAACGCGAAAGCACGTTCCTGGCATTCAGCCAAGCGGCAGTGCGCGCCTTGCAAGGCCGTGGCCGCGTCACGGCGGCGCTGTTATGACCAAGCTCCAAGGGCTGACCGCGTACCTGCAGGAACGCCGTCTGGTCGAACCCGAGCAGCTCGACAGTTTCACCGAGCAGGTCAAGCTTGCACTGATCTGGAAGCCCGACGTCGACGGGATGCATCTGGGCGACATGCACTATCGCGCCGTGATCGTCCTGGAGCGTTTCGCCGACCATCCGGCGCGGCTAATGGCTCTGGTGGGCAGTTGGCTGGAAAGCCACGACGCCAACCGTGACCGTCACGAGCTGCCGGCGCCGGAATTCCTTGTCGAGCCGGTCGACAACGACCTGTTCGACGTGGAAATCACGCTGGAGTTTGTCGAGCCGCAGTATCTGGCCGAGGACGCCGCCGGCGAGATCCAGGCCTTTGGCAAAACGTGGGCGTTCGTCCCGTTTGACCTGTGGGTCGCCGAGCGCGGTGAGGTGGCCACCGATGGCCGGCCGTAGCACGTTCGAACTCGACATTCGCGGTCGTTTGGGCGTCCGCGAGCAATTGGCATTGCTGAGCCTTCCGCCGCAATTGCGCCGCCGCTTGCTGAATCAGGTCACCAAACGCGTGCGCACGATGAGCCGCAAGCGCGTGCGTGAGCAGAAGAACCTGGACGGCACGCCGTTCGCCCCACGCAAAGGCGACGGCAAGGGCAAAAGGAAGATGGAAGCCGGTCTGGCCAAGTTGATGGTGGTCACCCGGGTAAGCCCTGATGAAGCGGAACTGGGCTGGAAAAACGCCCTGACCCGATGGGTTGCCGCGCAGCAACACAACGGCGTCAGCGAACGCCGTACCGCTCAACAGATGCGCCGCTGGAACAGGACCCCACCGGGTTTGGCAGCTACCGACAAGCAGGCCAAGCGCCTGCGCCGGTTGGGCTTCCGCGTGCGCCAAGCGGGCAAAAAGACACTGACCCGGCCGTCGGTAGCGTGGATTCAGGAGCATGTGAACTACGCCAAAGCTGGTTTGCTGATCCGGATCCTCGACGACCAGCGCAGCGAAAGCACCGGCGCGCAGAGCTGGGAAATCACGCTTCCGAAACGCCAGTTCATCGGCGCCGAAACCGAACGCGAAACCAATCTCCTGATTAACCAGGTGTTGCAACAAATCCTAAATTCACCCCGCTAACGAGGCACTGCATGGCACTCGGTCAAGTCACCGTCGACAATCTCAATCTAGGCCAGGGCGCCGTGACTGAGGTTGAGCGTTACTTTCTTTTCATCGGCCCAGCCGTCAAGAACGTCGGCCAGTTCATCCCGCTGAACACCGATAGCGACCTGGACGCCGCGCTGGGCGTTCCAGCGAGCGACCTCAAAACCCAAATCGCTGCCGCGCGGCAGAACGGTGGTCAACGCTGGGCCTGCATCGCGGCCCCGATCGGCGCCGAAGGTGACTGGGCCACTGCGCTGGAGAAGACCCAGCAACAGGGCGTGTCCGTCGAAGCGGTTATCATCACCAAGCCTGTAGTGAAGGCTGACGAGCTGTCAGCGATGCATGACGCAGCCGTCACCCTGAACAACACCTACGGCCGCCGAGTGTTCTTTCTGGCGAGCAGTGTCGGCATCGCCGTCGACCAGACTTGGGCGCAGTACCTCACTGAGCAAAAGGCCTTGGTGGCAAACCTCGCCGCTCCGCGCGTAGCTGTAGTGCCTCAGTTGCACGGCAACGATTTAGGCGTGCTGGCTGGCCGCTTGGCCAATGCCGCGGTGAGCATTGCTGATAGCCCGATGCGCGTAGCCTCCGGTGCCGTGCTGGGACTTGGCGAGGTGCCTGTTGATAGCGAGCTGACCCCGCTGCCGTCCGCCGTGCGCACTGAGCTGGACCGCGCGCGGCTATCCGTTACGCAAACCTACCCGGATTACCCAGGCGTGTACTGGGGTGACTGCAACATGCTGGACACCCCCGGCAGCGACTTTCAAGTCGTGGAATACCTGCGCATCACCGACAAGGCCGCTCGCCTGATTCGCCCGCTGCTGATCCGCCGCGTCGCCGATCGCCGATTGAACAACACGCCCAACAGCATGGCGGTGAATACCAACCAACTGATGGCGCCGCTGCGTGCCATGGCGAAGTCCATCAAGTTTGCCGGCGAAGTGTTTCCCGGCGACATCGAGCCGCCGAAGGACGGCGACCTGGTGCTGGAATGGCTCAGCAAAACCAAGGTAGCGGCCTACATCAAGCTCAAACCCCTCAACTGCCCGAAAGACCTGACGGCGAACATCGCCCTCGATCTTTCCACCGACAAAACGGAGTAACGCCCATGGCAAAGATTGGCGGCAAGAACTTTGACGTGAGCCTGGGCGACATCGCGCTGCACGTTGAGAACTGCACCCTGGACATTACCGACAACTCGGCAGTGGCTCAGACCCGAGGTGTTCCAGACGGCTACGTGGACGGCGACGTGGCCGCTGCCGGCGAACTGGAGCTGGATACCACCAACTTTCAACTGCTGATCGATGCAGCGCGCTCGGCCGGTAGCTTTCGCGAGCTCAAGCCGTTCGACGCGGTGTTCTTCGCCAAAGCCGGTGGGGATGAGGAACTGCGCGTGGAAGCCTTCGGTTGCAAGGTGAAGGTGTCCAGTCTCCTGGCGATCGACCCGAAGGGCGGCGAAAAGACCAAGCACAAGGTGCCATTCGACGTCACCAGTCCGGACTTTATCCACATCAACGGCGTGCCGTACCTCGCTGCCGCTGAGATCGAAGGTATCCGCTAATGGTGGACTGGTTCGATCGCGCCCAGGAACTGGAGCAGCGCCAGCGTGACCAGGCCATCAAGGCCCAGCTGCTGAAGCCTGTGCCGGTCGGGCCAAGCCTGAGCCATTGCCAGGACTGCGACAAAGAAATCCCGCCGGCGCGCCAGGCGCTGGGCGGAAAAACGCGGTGCGTCCCGTGCCAAACGGGGTTTGAGCAGAGTAATCGCCGATGACCACTGACGCTGTGCGCCTCGGAGCGCTGGAACAGAAGTTCGCTGTCTTTGAACACCGCTTGGGCGAGTTGGAAGACCGGCACGAAACCGTCCCGACTCGGGTCACCAAGTTGGAGCAGGGTTTCGAG